ATACCCCGAAGATAGAAGTAAGGACATCTATAGGTGATTTGAATCTTGGGGTTCGGCGTAAATATGTCCGATTCAAACTTGGTTACGAACCCTCTAATGTATGCAATGTCATCACCATCATAGACGAACCTCAACTCATTCTCACTCCCTCTAGAGTGAGAGATGGCTTTGAAGAGATGATCCCTGAGATCACCAGGAGTTTCCCCCGACGCATGATCAGGATTCAACTTGATCTTTAACACTATTGTCCGTTCTCCAGGAACCTGATTGAAGAACGGAAAGTTGGAATATACGCCAGCATGTTGCTGAACGACATCCTCAACATCGAGACCAAGTGCAGTCTCCAGAATATAGCTTTCAGTTGGAGCCACATGACTAAGGCTCAACTCTGCTAGTTTCTCAGCTCCCTTGGAGAACTCAGCGGCAGTGTAAAGGTGAATAGCGTCAATATTCATAGTGTCGCAAGCTCCTCCCGTGCCAACGCAATTTGGCCCTTAGTCTGTCGGTAAATATCCGCAGTTGACAACTGCTTAGGTGCGTTAATCGTCTGCTCAAAGGTTATGGACGTAGCTCCTGTTGGTGCGTGTTCGAAACTATCCGGCTTAGTCGTAGGCAAACCGGCCACAGCTTGTGCCTGCTGATCTGAAAGATCCAATACAATGCCCTTATCCAGAATATAGGAAAGCATGTTGGCTTTCTTTTCAACCAGCGACAAATCGAGAACCGGCGTAATGACTGGTTCTAAAGCATCCATGCCATCCATAGCATCAGATGCTGACTTTGCCATGTCATTAAACGACTTGAGGAATGTGTCATTGACGTTAGTTGCTGCTTCAACTATAGGGCTATGATCTTCCATTCCCTTAGCTACGCCTTCAATCATCAAACGACCTAACCGCATTGGAGAGCCCAGCCCTGGAATAAGATCTATAGCATTACTCACTGCATCACCAGCAGCATCAGCAAGAGCACTAGCAATTTCTCCAGCCGCTGACGCTATGGCATCAACTATACCATCAATGATAGCTCCACCGAGCCGTCCCGCCGCAGCACCAACCTGTTCTGCGTTGTTATCAATGGCGTCAGCCAGATCATTCATAAGACCGATGACCAGATCGAACGCAGCTTGGGTAAGTCGACGAGATGCCTGACGAATACCCTGTAAGAATCGTTCAATGACCTGAACACCGTTCTGAACTATACGATTGATACTGCTACCAATGCCCTGAATGATAGACACAATGAGATTGACACCAGCAGCAATGATCTGTCCAGCACCACTTCTGACACCATTGATGAATGAAACAACTAATCGAACGCCTGCTTGAACGATACGGTTCATACTTGCCGACATGCCGTTGATGATGGCTACTATTATCGATCCAGCAGCAGCTGTAATCTGTGGAATATAAGCACGTATGCTGGTCAGGAACGAGATGATTAATCTAGCTCCTATGGCCACCAGGCTAGGCATAGCCTGAAGAAGACCTTGGCCCATGGACATAACCATCTTGAGACCAGCAGCGACGAATTCAGGTGTCTTCTCCACCAGGAATGCCAACACAGCAGTGATCAGAGTGCCAAACGCTTCCAAATATTGCGGAGCTAACTCTATGATTCCAGCCAGAACATCCCCAATGACCTTGACCAGACCCTCAATGATCTCCGGTAGAGCGTCCAACACTACATCAAGGAATGCCACTATGCCTTCAGCCAACTCGGTCAGAAGATCAGGCATCATACGGATGATCGCTGTGAGCATGTTCTGAATTGTCACAACTGCTTCATCGCCCAAGCTGACCAGAATCTCGAGAGCTTTAGCGGCCAAATATACACCAGCACCCATTGCCAAGAAGCCTGCACCCAAGAACACAAGAGCAAGACCCAAAGCGGCGATGAAGGGAATGGCCTCAACCAGTAATATAGAACCCACGCCAATCAGAGTAAGAGCCACTGCCAGTGTGACTATACCCGTTATGATCTGGGCCAGACTGAGATCTCCGATTATCTTGAGTGCTATGCCTAACGCTATCAAACCAGCGGCGAACGGGATCAGAGCTATGCCTAATGCCAGTAGTTCGGGAGCAATACTACCCAACGTGAGCCCAGCTAGGCCAACGATAAGAAGAGCTGCACCCATACCAACCAGACCTCTGAGAATTTCGTCCCATCCCAGATCGCTGAACTGCCTTAATGCGAAGGCCAAAGCAATCAGAGCGACAGACATCACACCTATGGCAACAGCACCTGGAACTGAACCAGACATGGCCTTTGCCGCTACGCTGAGTAGGATCAAAGCACCAGCTATTCCAACCAGTCCTCGAGCCATCTCTTCCCAATCAAGCATCGCCATGAGATGCATGGCTGCAGATATAGCAATGAGAGACAAGCTGACCAGCAACAAACCAGCACTGGTTCTGATCATGTCATCAGGGAATGCATGTAAAGCTCCACCAATGATCCCCAGAGCCAGACCAATACCGATTAGGCCTTGCGCCATTTCACTCCACTTGAGCTTGGACATGAACGCCACCGCCAAGGCGACAACATTTAATCCAACACCAATGGCAATTAAGCCTAAGCCGGTGGTGAACATTCCCTTTGACTGAGTGAGTAATACTCTGGATCCTATACCTATGGCCAAGAGCATCCCAGCTACACTGAGCAGTCCCTTGGCAATCTCCTCCCAACCCAGTTTAGACATCCTCGTCATGGCGAACGAGAGTATCAACACAGCTATGGACAGAGCTATCAGTGCTGAGGACAGAGTAGCCAGTTTACCGGCTCCTACAGGACTGAGAACAATCTTGTCCAATATAGCGAAGGTTGCCACCAATTCACCGAAACCAACTGCCATGGCAGTAAGCGATTTGGTGAGATCACCTGAATCAATCAATGACAGAGCAACCACAGATATAGTCAGCAGACCAACCGCCTTGGCGATGTTCATCAATGCCCTGGACTTGATCTCCTGCTGCATTGCCCCTAAAGTATCAGTCAACCCTTGAAATATGTCTTCCAGCTGACTGATCATGTTACTACTGAAAACCAGATTAAGGCCAAAGCCCTTATCTACGAACTTCTTGAGAGCAAGAGCCAAACCACCAATGACACCGATGTTCAGAACATCCAGTATCTGACTGAAGTCACCTTCTTGCAGAGAATCAGCGATGGAAGTCCCCAAACCACCGAATGCCTCATGAATATAATCAATGGCTGGCTCCAGGAAACCTCTTACCCCAGTGGCAAACTCGATGACTTTGTCCATGAGCCAACCATAAGCTGCAATAACACCACCGATGATACTGGTCAGGGTATTCATCCGTTGGCCAAGACGATCAACTACTGTACCGCTGTCATCAGCTCCACTAAAGAAGTCTCCGATGATACTAAGAGCATCTCCTATGGCATCGGCGACATCACTGAAGAACCCGGGAAGGTCTATCTTGGATATAAACTCGTAGATACGATCACCCAGGTTTTCGAAGAAGTCCTGAATACGTCCACCATTGACCAAGAACTCCTTGGCCTTGACTAGGGTGAGCCCTAAGTTAGAGCCAAACTGGGCAATACCTTCACCGGAACTAAACAATGCTGCAGCTGCGGAATAGAAGAGCCCTATGATTCCTTTGACAACCTCAAATCCGATAGACAAAGCAGCAAAGACACCAGAAAATATACCCTTGACTCTGGCTGCTGCTTCTCCTCCCAGCTGTAACCCTCGAGTGAACCTCTTAAGGGAAAGAGCTAAATCCTCTACGCCCTTCCCACTTATTCCTCCAAACACGCTTTGGAACGCGGCCTGTATTGGACGTAAGAACGACCCAACCGCCTTATACAGATTCTGAAGCATACGAACAATGTCAGGAACAACATTCTCTAATATGCTGAAATCTATACCCTCTAAGAAGTTGATCGTCTTGAACGCCTGTATGTTTACGAACTGCTTCCATAACTGGAACAGTGGCTCAAGTGCTTCATTGACCTTGTCTATAGCTGGGGCCAACGCATTGAACACGTTCCTGGTAGCCTCAAGCTTCGGAGCTTGAATATCAGCTCCAAGCCTGTTCATTGCCGCATGCAAGTTGTCTAACGAACCAGAATATGTTTCGTTAGCTCTGGTCGCTTGATCACCGAACAACTCGGAGATAGTGTTAGCGAATTCCTCGAACGTGATCTCGCCGTTTGCGGCAGCATCCTTGACTTCTTCTATCGACATACCCCAAGCTTCGCCAAGCTTTTGGGCTATACCGATACCACGAGCGGTGAACGAGAACAGATGAGCGCCAGTTAACTCCCCAGCCGCTGCGACATCCTGAAATATAGTACCAATGTCAGCGAATGACTGACCGAAGACCGAGGCAACACCAGCCACACCCCTAAGTGCTCCAGTTAACTGATCTCCAGCAGTAATACCAGCACCACCGAACGCCGCCGCCAGAGTAGCGGCCTCATCCAGACCGAATGCAGTGCCACGAACCGCTTCGAGAGCGCTATTCATGGACGCTTCGACATCCTGGCCCAGTCCCTGGAACTGGAACCGGGCTTGCTCAATGGCCAGTGCTCTTTGCTTACCACCGGACAGTATCTGACCCGCAGTTGACTCGAGAATCTGCTTACCCATGTCAATGGCGCTACGAGTAACGCTTTGAATAGCAGTGAAAGCCGCCGCTCCCAATGCTGAGAACCGACTTTGAATTGTACCCAGAGCAGATTCGATGTGGCTCAGATCAAACGAGTCAGCACTTTCCTGAAGGCTTTCAAACCCAGTCTGAGTTCGAGAGAAATCAAGACTGGACTTTAGCTCAGCTAGACTGACGAGAACGTTGTTGATTCCACGTTCGAAACCGGACGAATCGAATGTAAGTGATACAACTTCGTTTTCAATGCTGCTCAACGACTCATCTCCTTTCGAACTGCTTCTAAGATTTGGTCAAAGACCGGTTGCATAGCTGGGTTTATGTAATCAATTCCTTGAACATAACCTCCGGTTCCTGTTCCGTGACCATACTGAAGTATGATGGCAACGTTCACTCCACCACCAACCACGTTAGTGTTGAACCATTCAATCCTAGCACCACCAGTGCCAAACCGAAGAACTCTGAAGTCCCAGGATTCGGCAGTTAATCCTGTTCTCTTTGGCGTAGCCGCTTCAAGAGCTGCAACTCCAGCTAGACCGGCCTGGTCTAATGGAGAAGTGTATTCGGCTCTCATCAGGCGTTTCAACCAGGCATTTGTCCTTGGCCATCCGCCGGTGATCTCAAGATGAAATGATCCCATAGCGGTACCCCTTGTTAGAAATCACTTTCATTTTGATTTGTTTCTACCAACTTCTAAGCTGCTTCATAAGAAAAGTGCCAATGAACATTGCCCAGTGTCCCTGCCGGATCACTATGATCTAAGAAGAGACCACCACTAATAGCAACAATAGCAGAGCTGACACTAGGAGTAACCGAGTTAAAGTGGAGTAACCCAGGAGTATGAACGAAACCAATACCAACACTAGCAGCACCAATAGGGCTTGCGTCATCGTCGTCATAGTTTACTCCAGCCACCGGGAGGGTCAATCGATAGACCCCGTTACCTCTACCCCCGCCAGCACCCCATCTGCAAGTGGCACCGCCTATAACCCGTTTCAAACTATCATGAATGTAGAACCCTCTCCGACTGACCCCACTAGTTCCCATGTTGGGGCCTGATGTAGTAGCATTGATGTCAGGAGTATAGGTCTGCCATCCGGCTTCCGAGGAAGCAAGGTTTCCATGGCCATCCAGGAACCATTCATTGACATTGATCTTTATGAGCTCTACGACGGCACCCCTACCCTCCAGACTAGGAGTATGTTGAGATGGACAACGAACGGTGACTCCGACTGCACCTGCGATGTCCACCGATCCAGTGTTTGCCTTAGCCACACTGATTCTGGTACCAATTGGAAACGGCTCTGTGGTGTTATCCGGAACAGTCACCACAA